CCTTTACGGATCCCATCCCCCTTGAGGAGATGCCAGTCTTTACACCAGACTCAACGAGAGCCTTGAGGATCTGACCGGAAGGGGTCTCCAATACTTTAATCTTGCCCATAACTGATGGGCCATCCATCCACACCTCTGTTACCATATGGGAAACGTTGACTAGGTTGATGATGGATGAGTCGGGGTGATCAAGTTCGCCGAGAGCCCGGCGGTCATTAACGACCTCGGCATATTTCTTTACCTCGCGCTCCATAATACCCATCGGATACACGCGGCCGTTGCCATTCTGAACGTCTGCTTCTTGGAGTTTGCCTGTGAGCATCATTCCGCCTTCGTTGACGAAGCGCTTTTCAGCTTCCGTCAGTAAGTCCTGACAGACGCCGCCTTCGCATAGTTCATAAAATTCTCGTAGAAGTTGGGCCATTATCTGCCCACTCCTCTTGTCGATTCACGGGCCTTTTTGCGGGCGTCTTCCAGGTCATCGGGATCGGGCGCCTCGCCTCTCCATTCGCGGCCGAAGTTGCCATCGACTGATAGTCCATTATCCAGTGCTGTATCTCGGTCCCAGCCTTTATCAGCAGCTCTCTTTCGATTGACCATTAACTCATATGCTCTGGTTGCTGCCGTCTCTCCTGGTCCCCGCGGCTGGCCGCTCATAGCACGGTCACGCCTTTTCATTCGTTCGTCATCGCGGCGCTTGCCGATTTTTGCGACGAGCTTGCGCAGCTTCTCTAGAGTAATTCCGTTATCACGCATTTTCTCTAGGTCGTCCTTCATATAGTGATCAATCTCATGGGCTAACTTGTAATACTCAACAGCATCTTTAATTGTTTGAACTATACTCTTCGCGTTCATATCAGCGCCATCTCGATCCCACTGTTGTTTAATGTCGTGAGCGACCGAGTAATCATAATCGTCACCCATCTCCTGTTTGATAATGGGCTTGGCAATACGTTGCCACCATTCAGCTTCCTTGTCTTCTTTTCCAAACAAGCCGGCTCGACTTGCGAGGGATCCGACCACATCAGTAAAACCCTCTTCCAAACGAGAACCGTCATTATTACGATTCACCGTCTCGCTCAAGAAGTACCTTGGATCGATTCTTTTTACATTTTTTCTGCGAGCCATACTCTTATTCCTTTAAAAACTTTAACGTGGGGACTCTCGCCCCCACATAAAATATGCTACCGGAGCAGCACCTGCGAACGCGTGGGATATTACGTTTCTTCATGATTCACCTCCTTCTGGGACCATTTGATCCCGAAATCATCAACCACCATACTCAGAAAATATGATGTCCCTGCGCTTATGCAGCCACACAAGAATGCATTAACGGCTGAATATTCAAATGTAAATAGTTCTGTATATGGACTAATGCCCCACAGAAATACGCCAACCCAGAATCCCATACACAAATGGCAGTGGAATAGGCGGCCGAAGCCGCCCCAAGATTGGCACTTTGGGCGTATCTTATTAAAGATGTGTCCGTGTATAATAATGAAGGTCATGCCATATGCGGCAAGTATAAAATGTAGTAGTTGCAAAGTCTAACTTTCTTCTGGTACACTGACTGTTCTTTTGTCGTGTTTGCCTTGAATGAAATTGCTTAACATTTGTGTTAAGTTTAATTGAGGTAGCGGAGTTTCGTCTGGAATGTCACCACTTTTTAGCTCAGTCTCTAGTGTTTTTAAAAAATCATTTTCTAGATTATCGTCGACGATGGCTGACACGTGATCATCAACGTTCAGGTGAGATAGACCGGGGCCCGGGTTTACGTTATCGGGAAGCTTGTAGGTTGACTTTATTACTTTCATGAGCCCCGCGCCACCGAGAGTTACTACTGATTTAATAGTATCTCTCAACTCTCCTTTCATGGCATTAGTATTTTTAAGCCTTTTGGCTTGTGTTATTAATCGCTTAAGATCGCCCACAGTCTTCAGGTCGTCTTCATCTCCAAATGGAACTTCTCCCTGTGTAGCAGCCGCCACATCTCGGCCGATCGATGCGCGGCCTTCGCCGGCTTCGCGCTCGTAATCAACTTCGGATCTTCCAAAAAGTCCCTCTTTCATATGCCGGCGCCAGCTTTCCATTATGAGCTTCATATCGTTCACAGTCTAATACCGGTTACGGAGGGGGTTGTAGTAGTAACCAGGGCGCATAGACCCCTTCTCGGCATACTGTGGTACTTCACCGTATTCTGTCGAGTCACGATCTGTGGGGTGAGTGAACATATCTTCAAGTTCTTTCTCATACTGATCAGCAAGCTGTTCGTGCTGTTGTTCTTGATCGATGAACTCTGCTATCACGTACACTGCGGCTTGCAAAGAGTTTAGTTTTTCATTCTTAAATACAACGCCTTCCAAGGAACGAAAAACATTTCCGCCCTGGATTGAGTCTCGGTTGACGACACCCTTATCGGCGAGGAATTCCAATAGGCGATTTTGATAGACATACACATCTTCTGACGAGTCTGTCTTCGGAAATGTCACGACTTTCATCGTGTCTGGTACCACGGCAATATCAATCTTGAGATGGTCCATGATGAGAAGAGAGCCGTCGAGAGCTTTTCGTGCTCGAAGTTCTACTGTTGCTTGAGGGCCACCGATCTTAATTTTAATCATTGGCTGATAGCTCCTGAACTAGTTGTTGGGTCTTTAAGATTTTGTTAAGGTCTCGATCTGTAAACTCTCTTTTCCGGAACTCTTCCAGATAGTTCCCTACTTCTACTAATTTTTGTGAGATTAGAGATTTTGATTCAGTTGATTTCTTTTCTTCAACTGCTTCTTTAAGACGCGTCAGCTCTTCATTTAAGTAAACTTTTAACTCGAAACCGTTGTCAGCAAAACCAGTAATGTATCGGTTAAGCAATTCTTTTTGTTCTTGTAGTAGGTCGGCGTACTTGCTGTTATACTTTTGGATAAACGAACGATATGTTAAGCTATCCAAAGGTTCTAGCTGATTCTTCTGCTGAGTTTCTTGGGGCCGGCTCATATTCTGGATTGTTGCCTGTTCGAAGAGGACTCTTTTCTTGACTGCAGTTTTTGAATTAAAGATGGCATTTATCGAAGCCAATGATTTGAAGTTAGGAACGAAATTAGACCACGCCTCTTGCCCGATGTTTTTGTTTATAGCTGCAATCAATCGTGACTGAGCATCAAAAATCTCTTTTTCATTAAGCTGGTTATATACAATTTTGGTTTCATGAAGAATCTTCTCGGCAATGTGCTGTTGTATGTTGCTTGTCTCCAGAAGATTTTTATACAAACGCAACTCTTGCGTTAGACTTGAGTCGCTAGCAAAGTGTTCTCTAACTATCTCAATAATCGTCGACTTCTTATCAGAATCCGATCCTACAATCGCTTTTGTTAATTCGCGCGAGAGGATTTCATAAATAAAGGCAGTGTTTCTCTTTTTATTATGTTTCATCTTTTGATGTTTCCTTTGTCTCCATCTGACGTACTAGCAAGCGAACTTTTGTTGTGTTCTCAAACAAAGTGACTTCATTCTTATTATAAGTAGGCAGTTCTTGTTCTTCTAGACCAAACCTTACCTCGGCCGAACTTATTTTTGGGATCCACCCTTGAGGTCTTTTCGCGCGATCGGAGAATCCAGCAGCTTCATTCTTGTGAAGAGTTTTAATTGTTCTACTAGTTGGTCCGGTGCCGCCTGAGCGCCTGTTATCGCCTCCGGGCGAGGGTATGTGGGGCCCACCTTGATGCTTGGTGGGGCCGGAGCCATCATCTCTTCGGCCCGGAGTTGCGAGCAATGCGGAATCGTCGCCACCTTCTGCGCCTAGATCTTCTCCGCCCAAGTCGTCGCCGCCTAGGTCGCCTCCTAGATCGCCACCCAAGTCGCCTCCTAGATCATCGCCGCCCAGACCATCGCCACCACCTTCGAGCGCGCCTTCTTCGGCGAGGCCTTCGAGTGCCTGCTGGTACTTACGGTCGTAGAATGTCTCTCGTTGGTTACGAAGGAACTCATCATCCGAAAGCCCAAGAATATTGTGAGCAACCCAACGCTTACTAAACGTTCCTTCGGGTACTGACCCGGCTGTATCAAATTTTGTTCTCATGTATTCTAACTGCTGCAATTCGGCTAGCCGAGATGGATTGTTCAATGAAACCTTAAAAGACAACAAGTCGGAATCCCGGAAACCCAAGGTGTAGAGGTGGACGATTGCCATCTTCTCAAGCTCTGCTACCAGCGACCTTTGTAGTCTCTGAATCGTTCTGGCGAATCGGATGTCCTTTTGAGCTAAGGTCGTTTTGTCTTCGTCTGCGCCCTCTAGGTTCGTGAGATATGCTTGCGGAATTTTAATGGCTGCGAATAGTTTGTCGCGCAAATACTTAACATCATCGATGTCGTTAAGGCTTGATGCTCCCTGGAGGGATTCGATCGTGGACCCTACGCCTCCTCGCGTTGGAATAAAATAGTCCTCTTCCAAAGAAAGCGGGTTGTAGCGAAGGTCTACGCGACCAGTGGATGCGTCAACCAAAGAGTTTCGTTTCATCTCGGATTTAACTTTTTCCATGTATTGTGGAATATCCTGTGGCGGGATGTTACCAACATCAATTTTAAACATACGACGCTCAGGGGCGCGGACGACACGATAAGCAATCATCGCATCCTCCAGCAGAGTGAGCTGACGCCAGATCCGTCGGGCTGGGTCTAATACGGATGTTCCATATGGAGAGTAACGATCGTTACCAAGAATGCGGAAGTGAGCAACCTGCCAGTTCTCGAAGGTCATTCCGGGACCGTTCCACTGGTACTGCACATAGTTGGGGTTTGTTTGATCCTGTCCCTCTAATCTTTCTACCTCACTGTTGGGCATTCCTATAACAGAAGTGACTCCCAATCTCTCGTCGATGTCCATATACAAAAAGAAGTCGCCGTACTTACACATCGATCGTGCCCAGCCGAAGCAGTTAAATTCTATATTAAGGGTGTCGTAAAAAAGTGATTCTAAAATAGTTTTAATTTCATGGTTCAGGCAATCAATGTTTAACAAACGATCATATTCATTAGATGTCGTCATCTCGTCAGCATAGATGTCAAGTGCCGAGGCAATCTCAGGCATGTACTCCATCTGCTCAAAATCCTGATATCGTTCGGCGCGGTTCTGGTTGCGGAACGCTGCCGAGGTCATCATATTGTAATTCTGAGAATAATTATTGTCGGAGCGTTTAAACTCCTGGCCACTCATTGACAAGAAGCGGTAACGATATTTATCTAGATTATTTCGACGGTCCTGTCGTGCTACCTGTGTTCGGTAGTTAACAATCGGGCCCGATAGGAGCCGAGTCAGCCTCTTGAATAAAGGTGACGCGGGGTTTCTTGTGTTCTTTTCTCTCTTTGCCATTTTCTAATCCTAGCCTTTGATTAAACCAATATATTGCTCATTGTGCTCAATAGCCTCTTGAGTTTTCTGAATCTCTTCTGGTCTCTTGTGTCCAGTCATACCAGATATAGTGGTGGAGATGCTGGTGGATGCCAGCGACATGCCACCAATAAAGCTCTTACTATACTCTATATTCTTTTGACTTTCGACAATCACTGTATCTCTCACCCAACATCCAATAGCAAACGACATAACTAAATCATCGTTGTAACTTCTCATCGCTTGCGGTCTTCCTGCTTGCCAAATAAATGTTTTCATTTCGGAAAGCAAACGATTAGAGTTGATAGTAATTAGTTTGTTTCTCATGAACTCTTCCATCTTGGCAACAATAAGAGGCCTCGTTTTCGAAGAGGTAGTGAATCCCGGGATCACGTTTGGCTGCCATTGTGCTGTTATCGGATCTACGTACTGGTGGTCGCCCTTCCGAGAGTGATATAGATTAGAATACCCTTTATCGAGCAACTTTTTAAGTACTGCGTATCCTATATTATTGTTTTCTATAACCAACATGGGGTTGCCATACTCTGCGCAAACATTATATAAGATGTCGGCGAAGTCGTCTGGTGTGGGTTTTCCGATGTATTCGGCCACCACTTCCATTGTTTCTAATTCAAATATATGAAAAGCGCTATTATCTTTTCCGTCGCCGCGGGCGACATCAGCCACGATCAGGTGAGGCTTAAGTGCATCGTGCTTTTTCCAAATCCAATAATTTCTATCGAAGCCCGTACGGTATTGTGGTGCTGTGGTTCTCTCTGAATACCATTGAATATCGTCCGGATGAATCACAGTCTCGCCTGAAACATTGAAGTTG